AAGGTGCCCTTGGAGACCCTAGCCGCGCCGGGGAGAGCAACGTCAGCTGCCGCACCAAGCACCGCTGGCGATGACATCATCACCAAATCGCAAATCAACCGCTTCTATAACCTTGTCAATCGGGGTCACTATTCCGACAACCCGAAAGAGAAGGATAGGCTTGAAAAGCTTATCTACAAGGCCATGGCAGAGGGTCGAGTTGTGGAAGGGTGATCCTCCCTGGAAACCTCCTCAATTGATGGATACGTAACATGCCTGGTTTTGGCGTTGCTGGTGCAGCCACCACCCCCCCGATCTACCCTGCCGGTTCAACCGGTAACGCATTCCTTGCGAACGGCTTCATTCCGGAAATTTGGTCCGGCAAGCTGGTGGAGAAGTTCTACGCTTCCACCGTGCTGGCTGCGATCTCGAATACGGATTATGAAGGCGAGATCAAGAACCACGGCGACCGTGTGAAGATCCGCACCAAGCCGACGATCACCATCTCCGACTATCTGGCGGATGGCGATCTCGCCTTGCAGCGTCCCGAAGGTGGTTTTGTCGAACTCTACATCGACAAGGGCAAGTACTTCAACACCATCGAAGACGACGTTATGCAGGTTCAGTCCGACCTGAATGCGATGTCCATGTGGGCCGACGATGCTTCCGAGCAGCTGAAGATCACCATCGACACCGACGTTCTCAAGGGCATCCTGCACGGCGCCAATGCAGCCAATCGCGGCACAGCAGCTGGCAAGATCTCGGCGGCCATCAACCTCGGCGTGACCGGAACTCCGCTGGATATCGTTTCCCGTGACCCCACGGCTGGGCAGGTGGAAGTCCTCGACGCCATCTTGCGCCTTGGTCAGGCGCTGGATGAACAGAACGTGCCCGAGACCGGTCGTTGGGTGGTTATGCCCGTCTGGACGGCCACCATGCTCAAGATGTCCGACCTTCGTCAGGCATACTTGACCGGCGACAGCGTTTCCCCGCTGCGCAATGGCCGTATCGGTATGATCGATCGGTTCACCCTGTACACCTCCAACCTGCTGCCCTCAGGCGTGGCTGGCGGTCTGGCAGCCGGTGAGAACGTGATCTACGCCGGCCATGCTCACGGCCTCACCTTTGCTTCGCAGGTGTCCAAGGTCGAGACGCTCCGTTCGGAACGCACCTTCGGCACCCTGCTTCGCGGCCTTCAGGTCTACGGCTACCAGATCGTGGACAACATCGCTCTTGCGGAAGCGGTTGTTACCCACTAATCGGGTAGCACTGTAAGAGAGTAGGGGGCGCGCTCTTGGCGGCGGTGCGCCCCCTAACTGTATCAGGGGTGATGTTATGGCAAAGACCGTTGGGAACCTCATGGATGAGGTTCATGTGCTGCTACAGGACTTGATCCCCGAATATCGGTACTCAGAGGCCGATATCGCCATCTATCTTGGGGATGCGTTCCTTGAGATCCGGCGAGTGAGGCCCGACTTAGTTCGGGCTTTTTTCCGTACTGACTACCCGTCGTTTGACGCCACGACAACGGGCAAGGCAGCTGTCATACCAATCGACCAGATGTACTATACAGCGGTGCGGGATTACGTACTGAGTATGTGTCAGCTTCGCGATGACGAGAACAACCAAGACGCCCGTTCCATGGCGTTCAAGCAAATGTTCCTGGCCAAGCTTACAACGGCGGTGGCATAATGGCGAATTCTCCCGCAGTCGATAGGCTCCTCGACAATATCCGCATCAACCTTCCTGGCGCTACGGATAACACAATCCTTTTAGAGGTATTCAACACCCTCAAGGACTGGTGCAAGTGGACCAAGAATTGGCAGCTAACTGTTGAGTTGGAAGTGCAGCCCGGCTGCCGCGTTTATATGTTTGCAGTGCCGGCAGGCAAGCCCGAGTTCCTATTGGGGGTAGCCCCGAAGAAGGATGGTGCTGTTGACGGTACTGACCCCCCGTCGCAGATCTCTCCAGGGGGGCCGGGACGGGTCGCTGCCACTATGCCGGAGCCGGGCAAGTTGGTGCTCCAGTATGAGCCGAATGAGCCTCAGACCTATTGCGCGTCGGTGTCTCTAAACGTTACAGACCCGATCCTACGCACGGGCTTGCCAGTGTTTCCAGATTGGCTTATCGAGCAACACGATGAAGCTTTGAAAGAGGGCACGTTGAGCCGGATGATGTTCCAGGCTTCGAAGCCCTACACCAGCCTCCAGGGTGCACAGTATCATGGGGTAAACTATCGCAAGCTTCGGAATGAGGCGCGCAACTCGATCAATACCGGCTACGTCTACGGCGGTCAGCGCTGGATGTTCCCGCAAACTGTGAACCGTAGGAGGTACTGACATGGCCGCGTACAACAAGTTCAATTGCTTCGTCAAAGACCTCATCGAGAAGAAGCACAACTTTGCGTCGGACACGTTCAAGATTGCGCTTACCAACACGCCCCCGAGCGCTGCCAATACCGTCTTGGCGGACATTACGCAGATTGCAGCCGGCAACGGGTATGTGACCGGTGGTAACGCCATGACGATTACGGACAGCCTATCGGGCGGCATTGCCAAGGTGTCCGGTGCAAACGTCGTGTTCACGGCGGCAGGTGGCAGTATCGGCCCATTTCGATATGCGGTCTTTTATAACTCGACAGCTGTCGGCGGCCCGCTTATTGCGTGGTTTGACTATGGCTCCTCGGTTACACTCAATAATACTGAGACAGTAACCGTTGCACCGGACCCGACAAACGGTGTCTTCCAGATCAGCTGAGGTTAGCCATGGCACTTGTAATTCGACACGATTTTGTCTCCGCCAAATCGGATGGTCCAGACAGCACCATGGTGCGCCCTTCCAATTGGAACGCTTCACACCGGATTACTCTTTCAGGTAACCGGCTGATCGGGCGTCCATTCGGGCCGGATGGAGACGCAACCGAAATCAGCATCAGCAGCAACCTGACGTTGGTGGGGGGTGTCCTCGATATTTCGAGCACGGCTACTCTGCCCGGTACGGGTGCTATTACGGTTCCGAGCGGCACCACGGCGCAGCGCCCGTCGCCCCCTGCCAACGGCATGATCCGCTACAACACCACGCTCAACGCTTTCGAAAAGTATGAGAACGGTGTGTGGGGTCCGCTGTTCACGCTGCCCACCAATGTAACGATCACCAATTTGACCGTTACTGGCACGGCGTCATTCGACAATACGGAGGGCATGGTTATTCCCCGTGGCACGGAGGCACAGCGGAACGTTGCTCCTGTGAACGGTACCATTCGATACAACACAGATGTTCCCTGTTTCGAAATGTTCGTGGATGATGTGTGGGCGCAGCTTACCAATTCCGTCAAGGTGGGTAAACGCCAGACGGTGTTGGAAGGCCCGATGACTTCTACAGCCCCGACGCTGTTTCCTACGTCATCTGCCGGGCTTACGATTAACACACAAAATGTGTCGGCTACGTCGCGGTTCGTCTGCACCGCTGCCGCTGGTGAAGGTCCGGCTGGAGATATCGACCTTGTCGGTTACTCAGAAAGTAATCTTGCTTTCCCCGCAGCGCTGCCTTCTAAGGCGATTAATTCAATCACGATCTCGGGCGGCACTGCTACGGTTACAACCGCGTCGGCACACGGCCTAAAAACAAACGCTATTGTTATTATTTCGGGGGCAACGTCGGCCAATTATAACGGCGTCTACTCCATTAACGTATTGTCACCGACTACGTTCTCTTACATCCCCACTACGACGCCCTCTGGTAACGCCACTGTGGTTGGCTCTTATACGGTCACCAATTTCTTTGGGGTGACTGTGGACGCCAACTCGAACATAACGCCGTTCGTCACTGCCCAGCCTCCCGTGTATACTCCGGGCGCTGCCCCGAGCGTTGAACTCGGGCAGTATACTTTCGATTTCTATAGCTATCGAATGTGGCTGGGGAACGGAACTACTGTTGATCAGGTCTTTGCTGTGTTCCTCGGGGAGGGGCAGGCCGGCCTTACGGCGTTGAGTAGTGTGTTTGCCTATTCGTATAGAGCCCGTTACCGTGTCGTTATGGGGCCGATGCTTGGTAGCGTTAACACCTACGCGCAGTTCAACCACAACATCGGGGTAACGAACCTTCGGTTTAAGATATTTGCCCAGTGTGCTGTGGCGGAGGGTGATTGGAAGCCAGGGGACATAACAGAGGTGTTTGCGGCGTCCTCTGCCGTCAATACGGCTGTACAGGGGCCGTGCGCGATCCTTGACCGCCTTACTGGCACTACAAGCCGAGCGAACGCCAACTACGTAACGATGCTGCCGTTTGGGGGTGTCTTTTCCATTACGCCGTCCCGGTGGAATTATGTCATCGATTGTGAAAGGTACTGGTGATGGCCGAGGAGTATTACATCAACGAACAGTTCGGGCGCGTTTACCAGGGCCAGATGGCGCTTACTGACAGAGTAGCCACAGATCAAGAGGTCTCGGATTACTTTGCACGTAGGCAGCATGAAACCGTTATGGATATGACGGTATCTGTGTTCCAGGCCCGTGCCGCCATGATTCTCGCCAAGGATCAGGGTATCGTGGATTATGATCTTTTGGACCGCGTACAAGGTCTTATCGATGCCAGTGATGACCGCGTGTTGAAGCAGGCGTGGGATTACGCTACGGAGTGGAAACGTACATCGCCCACGTTGGCTGCCGTGGCATATGCGCTCAAACTTACAGACGATCAGATGGACCGCTTGTTCCTGCTCGCTGCCTCTATCGAAGCTTAGGAGATAAACTATGTCCAAGTCTGACGCATTTGAAACTGCATTGCTCCAGCTGATCTTTCAGAACGCTAACATTGCCAATCTTGGTGATGCTACCGGTGTCCGGGGATCTGCAACGGCTGGTACCTTGTACGTTTCGCTTCACACCGCCGATCCTGGCGAGGGTGGCAATCAGTCCACCAATGAGGTGACTTACGGCGGATACGCTCGCGTGGGCAACGCCAGAACGTCCGGCGCATTCCCTGTGACGGGCAATGCCGTAAATCTTGGGTTCAACAACACATTCGCGCAGGCTACGTCGGGGTCCATGGTCGCTACTCATTTTGGTATCGGTGTTGCAGCCTCGGGCGCGGGTCTCCTGCTCTATAGCGGCCCGATCACTCCGAATATCACCATCGTGACTGGTGTTCAGCCGATCCTCACTACGGCTTCCAATATAGCCGAAGATTAAGGGTCGTGACGCATGGCCCGCGTCTTTATATTTCTTACGACTACCGGTGCTGGGCAGTGGACTGTTCCTAGCAACTGGAACCCGTATGACAATTCCATCGGTACCTTGGGCGGCAGCGGTGCCGGTGGACGCGCTGTAAATTCTTACGGTGGCGGTGGTGGCGGTGGTGGCTATTCTCAAGTCAATAATGTAAACCTTACACCGGGTACATTAATTGACTATTCTGTGGGTGCTGCTGGTGTCCCCACAACGGCTGCTGCACAGGCCGGCAGCGGGCAGGATACTTGGTTTGGCAGTACTGTCTATGCGTCCGCGCTTGTGGCTGCAAAAGGTGGTGTTG